TAACAGGGACTTGTTAGACGGCTATCAATGGGTAGCAACACTTGATAATAGAACCACCATGATATGCGGATCAAGAGATGGAAAGACCTATCAGTACGGATCTGGCCCTATGCCTCCTGCTCATTGGTCGTGCAGATCAACAACAATCCCGAAAGTCAAAGACGCATTTAATATCGGCTCACAGCTTAAGGGCACTCGTCCGTCAATAGGTGCTACCGGAGTTCAGCAGCAATCAGGACGGCTTACCTATGGTGGATGGCTTAGAAGGCAACCCACAGCATTTATAGACGAGGCGCTAGGCGTGGAAAGATCAAGATTATTTAGGGCAGGGAGCATTACTCTTGATAATTTTACCGACCCAACGGGAAGAGTGTACACATTGATTCAATTACAGAGAATGAACCCTATAGCATTTCAGGAGTTTTGATTGTGCATAACTTTGTTAGTAAGTTGTGTATATGTTAATAACTTTGTTATAATCTGTGCATATCCTGTGGATAACGGTCTGTGACCAAAAGAGAGAAATAAAATGTCAGATGGAAATGAAGTAACAGTAGAAGAATTGCAAACACAATTAGCGGAAGCTAATACAAAGATAACAGATGCAACCGGTCAGATAACGGCAATGCAAGCAAAGAACGATGACTGTTAGGCGAAACAAAGGCAGCTAAAACCAGAGCCAGAGAAACAGAGGCAACGGCAGAAGCGGAAAGAACAAAATTAGCAACAGAAAAAGGTGATTTTGAGCAGTTATTTAAATCACTGGAAGGAAAGCATAATACTTTGCAAGGCGAATATGAAGGCCTGCAAGGAAGTATAGCAACTGAAAAGAAAAACAATGCGGCTATGAAAATAGCAACAGAGCTGGCTGACGGCTCGAATGCTGAATTATTAGCTGAGTTCTTAGGTAGACGATTAAAGTTTACCGATGAAGGAATTAAGGTCACAGATGCGGCGGGTAATTTAACCGTATCAAGCATGGATGATCTTAAGAAAGAGTTTGCTGGGGATGCGCGCTATGCAGCGCTACTCAAAGGCAATCAATCCTCTGGTGGCGGTGCTTCTGGTGGCTCAAATGGCGGCGGTGCTGCAAAAGTTAAAAATCGTGCTGAATTTGAGGCACTAAACCACACAGACCGCACAGCCTTTGTTAAGGATGGCGGTAAAATTCAAGATTAAGAGGATTTAAAAAATGGCTAACGTATTAACAGACCTTGCAGCAGATATTTATATTGCTGCTGATAAAGTAGGTAGAGAGCAGATCGGTATGATTCCTGCTGTTACTATCAACAGTGGCTCAGAGCGAGTTGCATTAAACGGCGTGGTTCGCGCTCAGTTCACCCGACAGCCAACGCTAGTAGATAACACGCCAGCGATGACTATCCCAGAGGGTACAGATCAGACGGTTGATAATAAGACCATGACGATTGATAACTCGAAAGGTGTGCAGATTCCGTGGACTGGTGAGGATATTCGTCATGTAGATAATGGCGCTGGTTTCTCGACTATTTATGGCGATCAAATCGCTCAAGCTATGCGTGCTATCGCAAACCAGATGGAAACTGATTTGGCTGTTGCGGCTACTGCTGCGGCTTGTCATGGTTACGGGGTGTCCGCAACTACTCCATTCGGTACTGCTAACGACTACACTGACGCATCAAATGTGCTGAAATTACTTAAGGATAACGGCGCTGGCGCTTTCGATAATCAACTGGTTATCAATAGTTCAGCCGGTGCTAACTTCCTTGGTAAACAGGCAGCGGTTAATGCGGTTGGTACAGACAGTATCTTGCGTAACGGCGTTATCTTAGATGTATCGGGTATGCCTATTCGTGAGTCTGGTCAAATGCAATTGCATACGGCTGGTACGGGTGCTTCTGCCACTACTGACGCGGCAGGTTATGCGGTAGGCGATACGTCTATCACATTGGCTTCTGCGGGTACTGGTACGCTTCTTACGGCTGATATGATTGTATTCACTGGCGATCCAACTAAATATCAGCTTGTTACTGGTGATACTAACGTGGCTGACGGCGGTACTATTGTGCTGCAAGAGCCGGGGCTAAAGCAGGCTATTGTGGGTGCTACAGCGATCACAGTCTCTGCTAGTTCAGCTCGTAACCTTGGCTTTGCACGTTCGGCACTAGAAATTGCTGTACGCGCACCAGCTAAACCACAAGGCGGTGATGCTGCCGTTGACGAAATGATGGTTGTTGATCCTTTCTCTGGCTTGGCTTACGATATTTCAGTCTACAAGGGCTTCCAGAAGTCTATGATTAACGTATCCGCAGCATGGGGCGTTAAGGCTTGGAAGAGCGCGCATATCGTAGCTTTATTGGGCTAATAAGTTAGAAGCAAATATTGCCCCTTCTTTATGAGGGGGTGATTCTTAATAAGGATACAATTATGAGCGAAATAGTCTTAGTAGATCGTAAAGATCATCCGTGTAATCCGGTTCGCGTGTATAAATCAGATATGCTGAAAGATGATGTTATTCATGGCGAAGCACCAAAGAAAGAAGTAAAGAAAGAAAAGAAGTCTAAGTAAATGGCATCAAATCATGGTATGCCAATTACTGTAGCCTCAGATCAAGAGGGATCAGACCCGCGCATAGTGACTGAGACAGAGCCGTTACCAATAGCATTATTTGATGGTTACGGCAATCCTATAGAGTCTCTTGACGGCGCAATAAATATGCATGCGGCTGATGTGCATCATGCTGTTTATAACCAATTCCTTCATTTCGATACAGCAACAGTAACTACTTTAAGTGTAGCCGCTACTGCTGGTGATTATATTATTAACTTTACTGATGCGAGTGTTTTTGCTGTAGGGGATGAAATACAGCTTGAAAACGGTAATTTAGAGCCGATGTTCTTTAATATCTTAGCGATTGCGGTCAATGCTGTAACATTAGATACACCTATAAACTTTGACCACCCAACAGGTGCCGACGTAAATAAAGTATATACAAATTTAGCGCAAGCAGGATTGACTACTGCTGCATCCCTCGCCGCACCCGTCACTTTTACCACCCATGTTCCAGAAGGTTTTATTGTTCATGTAACAAGCATGAGCATTATTATGACGGACGGCTCTGCTATGGATTTTACAAAATTTGGAGGGATGGCCGCTTTAACTAATGGATGCGTTCTTAGAGCGCAATCTGATGGACGAATGGGACACTACACTAACTGGAAAAGTAATTTTGATATGGATAGTGACGCGTTCCCTGTTAGGTATCAAGAAAAAGTAGGCGGTGGCGATTACGGTTTATCAGCAGTTTACGATATTACAGACGCAACGGGGGCTATAGTATATCTTGATGGTTCTTTAACAGATAGATTTGAAATATTAATAAGAGACGATTTAACTAATTTAATTAATTTCAGGATTAAATTACAAGGTCATTATGAGGGTTTATAAATGGCAGTTATAATTGTAGAGACAGGCGCTGGCTTAACAAATTCAAACAGCTACATATCTGAGGCTGATTTTGAAACCTATGCTAGTGACAGAGGGATTACCTTAACAAACGATAGCAATGTCTTGTTAATTCAGGCTATGGATTATATAGAGCAGCAGCCATTTAAAGGATACAAGGGAACGGACGAGCAAGCCTTACAGTGGCCTCGCGGCAATGTCTCTATTGACGGCTATTATGTCGATACAGACGAAATACCGCAGCTATTAAAAGACGCATTATGCGAGCAAGCCATAGGCGTAGATGGCGGCAACAATCCTTTATCAGTGGAAGAAAGAGCGACTAAGATGGAAAAAGTCGGTGATATCGAAGTTGAATATATGGATGGTGCAAGAAACTCAACTTATCTAAAAGCGGCTGAATCTAAACTCAGTAAGTTACTTAAAGCAGGTTCAGGCGGAATTAGTACGGTAGCTATTCGTGGGTAGTTTTTACGACAATTTGCAGAAAACAGCAACTAGGCTATTGACTAGCAAAGGGCAAAAAGTAACATTTACGCGCTTAGTTGAAACGTCATTTAATAGTGGTACTGGTGAAAAGACAACATCTGATTTTGTCTACAGTGGCTATGGCGCTGCTTTTGATTACAAAGCAAGCGAGATTGACGGCTCTGTTATTCAGCGGGGCGATATTCGTTTAATGCTTGAGAAAACAACTTTAGCGCCAAAGATAGACGACTCAGCAAAAATCGATACTGTTAATTACCGTATAATGGATGTTATTAAATCATCACCAGCGGGTACAGTCACCCACTACACATGCAGGTTAAGGCAATGAGTTTTTCTGATGGCATTAAGAAGTTTGCAGATAAAACAGGCAAAGCTATTGACATGATATTTCGTGGATCATCTTTGCAGATATTCTCGACTGTTATTGTGCGTACACCTGTTAAAACGGGTCGCTTGCGTGGTAACTGGCAATGCTCTTTAAATATGCCGTTATCAGGCGAGATTGAAACAGGTGGTGGCGTGGCATTAAGCAAAGCACAAAGCACCACAGCAGGAGCAAAGATAACAGATTCAATTTATCTAGTTAATAATCTGCCGTATGCTCAAAAGATAGAAAACGGTAGTAGTGAA